CCCAACGGTAGGCGGAGGCCTCTACCTCAGGAGCGTGACATCCATCCCCGAAGGATTTAACCCAACGGTAGGCGGAGACCTCGACCTCAGGAGCGTGAGTCGTTACATTGGCGCGCAGATACCTAAAATAGTTTTGGAATGGCAGGACGGCAAATACAAAAAAGTAGATGGTATTTTCTGCGAGTTTTTAAACAAGAATCCGCGCATAGTAAATGGTATTGAAGTATTCCAATTAAAGAAAGTTAACAAGAAAGAGTTTTTATTTTTGGCTAAACAGGATTCTTACTACGCTCACGGCTCAACGCTAGAAAAATCAATTGAGGACTTGAAGTTTAAAATCATGTCTGACAAGTTGAAAAAAGAGCCTTTAAAAATGGATACGGTAATTACTCGACAATACTACCGGATAATTACAGGCGCGTGTGAGTTAGGCGTTGACTCTTGGATGAAGCAAAATGAAGTCACAAATGAAGAAATCACTGTGCGCGAATTACTTCCCATTCTTGAAAAAACTAACGCGTACGGATTGAGTAACTTTAAAAAATTGATCCAATGAAAACCAAAATTGACATCGACCCAATATTTGAATCCAGCGAAAGCAAAGAGTTTCGAGAAGATTTTTTTGCTGGGGTAGCAATTACAATAATTGCAGCCTTCATCCTTGCCCTTCTGCTGCTTGCAATTGCATACGGTGAAGTAATTGACGGGGCACATCCGCTCGTTGTTATAGCGGTTATATTTGCGTGCCTTGGCTTTGTGGTTTGGTTATGGGGATTTTCAAAGGACTTTAAACACAACGATCAGAGATGAGAACCCACAAAAACCTTAACGTAATCCGCGTGGCCTATCGTGGTCACACAAACAGGCGGTTTTTTGTTGAATGGAATCAGCGTGTGTATGCCTTCATCAAAAGGTCGGAGATGGAAGATTTCGCAGATTGGATGGGAGGGGTAAGAAAGACATTGATAAAATTAAGCGACCGATAGTAAGACGTATGTAACGGACGTACTGAAAGCGGCTTATAGGGGTGGGGTAACTCACCCTTTTTAAAATTTTGTTTTAAGTGGAAAAGGAGTAAATTTGTAGTGCCAATTGGCAAGCGGAGTGGTAGCCGTGTTAAAGACTTTTTAAGGCCTTTGATTCCTGAGTAGCGACTACCACCGCGAAAGGGGATCAGAGGCATTTTTATTTATGGCCAAAGACCCGGCATTTCTTTTTTATACTGGAGATTTTACAACAGGCACTCAGTTTATGACCGATGAGCAGGTTGGTAAATATATTCGCTTGCTGATGGCTCAACACCAGCTCGGACATTTAAAAGAATCTCATGTGTTACAGATATGTAAATCATATGATAATGATGTGATGAGTAAGTTTGTTAAGGATGCTGACGGTTTATGGTATAATGAAAGGCTTGAAAATGAAATAGTTAAGCGTAAGAATTATTCAAAAAGCAGAGCTGAAAACAGGAGCGGTAAAAATAACATATCTAAAACACATGATGTAGATATGGAAAATAAAAATATAGATACTTCTTTAGATATTATTAAAGAGTCAAAACCAAAAATTCTAGGAACTGGAAAACTGTATTTCATTGTCGACAAAAAGTATGTCAATGGAATTACCTACAAAGTTCAGGGCGTTGATGGATTGAAAGAATACATGAGCGAAAATGAATCGGTTTTAAACTATCCACAATTCGCAGAAAAGTTCATGAAGAAATACAACGGTGCAAAGTTCAATGACTTTATGCACGTTTTTTTTACTTACAATAAATTTACAGACAATGCGTGATATAAACGAAAAGTACATTGAGCTAAACCGCTCCTTTCCAAACAAGGCCGGCAAGTTGCTGCAGATCATAACCACTCAAAAGCGATTGGTTGAAAAATTGGTAAAAACAAAACAAACGCCAGAATCTGAAGCCTTACTAATTTCGGTGGCTGAGGGCTATGATGTAACCTTGGACTTATTAGATTACATGAAAAACGTACTGCAAGGGGTGGCCAATGACGCTGAGGCACTTTTGGAGGGTTCAGCCATACGAAACACGGTGCGGTTGCAAAACGAGCTTATATCGCATTTTATCGCTAAACAGGAAGAAGAAGTAGAAGCAATTAGAAAACGTCATGAGTCTACAAGAAAAGATTAAGCTACAATTAAACTCCGACATTGAGCCGGGGCGCGATTACTTTGAGCTTCCAGAAAACTACGAGCGCGAGATTTTGACAGGTGTTAAGTGGGAGGTTTTAAAGTATGGCCACCGCAAACTCGATGAACATTGCCCATACAAGCAAGGGCAACTTACTTGCATTATCGGTCACACGAACGTAGGCAAAACAACGCTTATTTTGTACCTTCTTTCAAAGTTGCTTGACCGAAAGAAAATGGTAATCTATTCGGCTGAAAATAGAATCAGTCAATTAGCGCGGTTGCTCATTCAGTTTGCTCATGGCATAGACCGAGGACATCAAATGTACTTTCAATGGTTGCGCGAGCGGGTTTTATTTATCAAACATGAGAGGCAATTCACCTACAAAGATATGCTTGAACAGTTGGCAATAAGTGACGATATTGGATTCAATGCTGATCTAATCTTCATCGACCCTTATAACTCTTTGAAGATTGACGGGCGTGGAAATAGCCATGAGTACCATTATGACGCTATTGAAAATATGCGGATATTCACAAAGACAACAGGCAAAAGTATCTTTTTGAATTGCCACACGGTCACAGAATCGCAACGGGTTAAGCCAAATAAGGACGGAGAAATTAACCGGCCGATGGCAAGTGATGTTGAGGGAGGGGCTAAGTTCCCAAACAAAGCGGACGATACATGGGTAATACATCGGCAGCTATACGCAACCGATCAGGAAAAACAATATGAGTCACAGTTGTTTGTGGATAAGGTTAGGAACAGGGATGGAGGCGGAAGGCCAACGCCATACAGTGAGCCGATCTATTTTGATTTCAAAAAGGATTGGACTGGCTTTACTTGCAGTTCTGATTTTCAGGCGCAAATTGAAAGCCCTTTTTGAATGGCTAGAAAGTGGTAGTTTGTTGAGCTTTGATGAATGGATTAAAATTTAACCCCTAAAAATATGGAAAATTTAGCACTTAGATTAATTAACTCAATGACTCTAAATGAAATCAGCGATGAAAAGTTAAAAGAGGTAGAAGATAGGATAGCCCACTATCGAAAAAATGCATCTTATAACGGGGTTGAGAATTTCCCTGAGATTAAGAAAATCACTGACAGAATAGGTATTAAGATTCCAAGCGATATGAGTACGGCTAATTTGAAAAAATCAGGGTTGAGTACAAAAAAGAGATAGAGCGAATAGAAGCTGAACGCCGAACAAAGGAGATAGACCAATAAAACCATGACCAAAGAAGAAACCATACACCAGCAGCTTTGCGCCTACATCCGCGCTCAGTATCCGACCATCATATTCACCTCCGAGCCTAGCGGCCTCCGTTTGCCCATTGGACAGGCCACCAAGCTAAAGAAGCTCCGATCAGGGTCAAAGTTACCTGACTTGTGGATACTCGAACGTAGGGCAAATTATGGCGGCCTGTTCATCGAATTGAAGGCTGAAGCGATTCACAAAAAGAACGGTGAATTAAAGAAAGACGATCATTTAGAAGGTCAGGCGGAAATGATTGAGCGACTGAAAGAAAAAGGCTATGCGGCTACTTTTGCGGTCGGGTTTGATGAGGCCAGAATGGAAGTGGATATGTACCTTCTACAAGATAAGCCAGATTTAAGGGGCGTGCCGAATGCTCGGAAACTTTAAAAAATAATCGCGCAACATCTTGCGCGTAATGGTTAAGGTTGGTATATTTGTTGGAGAAATAAAAGTTGGTCGGGAAGCGCACTATTGTCACTAGGCTTATACCGAAACGATAATAGACCCGACTGACTTATTAAAAAATTGAAACGGGGCAAAGTATTTGCTCCACCATGAAGAGGTTCTTAGGTTGGTAGTAGTGGGGCTCACAATCCCACATTTAAACGCAGCGTATGTGGCTACCAACCGAAAGAGCCGAATTTAAACCGAGCGGAGCAGCTCGTTAAACTCTGCGGAAAGTTTATGGAATTAGAAACAGTAGAACTAAATTCATTAATTGGAAAACACTTTTTAACTGGTGTTGACTATTCAACTGAATCAATCAAGCAATATGAATGGGATGATTCTATGACTGATTGCCAAGTGATAAGATTTATCTTAGACGGCAAAACTTATACCGCATGACGATTACTACCCATCATTTGTTGGCGCGTTCTACCCTGATAATCTTGTACTAAATCAAAAAAATGGAAAAAATACCTAAGCGATTGCGCTACACCATAGGCCAGCGACTCATGTTTCTTCGAAAAAAGAAAGGGCTCTCCCGAAAGGAACTAGGCGAGGCGATGGCTATCAACGAAAAGACGATCGCCAAGATTGAGATAGGGGCGTTTTCGATCACGCTGGACAATCTGGAGAGGTTTGAAAGGTTTTATGGGTTTCATGTGGAACTAAAAGTTAAAAAAAATGGATAAGCTAAAGGTTGTAAAAGTTTTGGATGAGCAAATCGAATTTGAAAACGGAATGATATTGTTTTCAAATCACGACCAAGATTGCTGTGAAAATCATTATCTATCATTTAAAGATTTAACGATTGCTGATTTTGAGGGGCTTGAATTTGATCTTACAAATGATAGCTTCTTCAAAAAGATTGATGATTACGGAATTGAGCTTATACCAATTCTTGGTCATTCCGTTAAAGTGCCGGGCTATGGATCAAACAATGGTTATTACTCAACAGACCTTCAACTTTGTATAAGCGGAAATGGGGTAGAAAAAGAATGGGATATTACTGAATGTCAAGATATTAAATATTAAAAACCTATGAGAAACGAAGTAATTAAAGCGGTAAAGCGTGGTGATGGGGCTAAGATCATCGCGTGGTTTAAGAAAAAGTATCCGGATTTGGGTACAAATTGTGATGGGACAAATTCAGAAGAAGATGGGGATAAACAACACTATTATGGGTTTATTCGTAACAACTTTAATGTTTACGCGCTTTCAGAAGTAGGTTGTACCAACATCCTCCCCATGCCCAGCGATGCTAAGTTGATGGGTAAGAAAGTGGAGGAAATAAGGATAAAGAAGTGATGATTCCTTTTTATTTCTCACTTGGATTATACGTGGGTTATGTCATTGGATTGCTGGTTGCAAAGCATGATAGGAAATGAAATCCTACACAAAGGCATACATGAAGCACAAAGGTTATGACGTAACATCGTTCATACCTTGCGAGAATTGCGGAAAGAAAGCGGTAGATGTTCACCATTTGCAGCCTAGAAGTTTACGGCCGGACTTGCTAAAGGAGCCATCTAACCTGTTATTTTTGTGCCGTGAATGCCATACTAAAGCAGAAACGAGTAAGGAGTTTAATAACCAACTAAAACAATTGAAGGCATGAAAATTTCAAGAAAGCAACTAAACCATATTCTAGTAAACCTACCTCATCCATCGCATGCAATGGTAGGTAAAATTCCTCCAGTTTTTAAGGTTGCTGTTTCTGAGCCTTGTTATGAGATTAGAGAGGCTCTTTTGCCTAGTTTTCACGAAACTAAGTTTAAAGAACTTACTTTTGTTTATGACAAGAATGAAATGGACTGGGTTTTGAATGATTTGGAATTGTAAATCTAGTGGCATTTTTTGCGGGTTACTTAGTGGGTAAGCCCGTGCCACTTTTAAAGATTAACAAGTGAAAGGAAATCTAAACGTTTTATGCGTAATTTACGGAATGTTTGACGTTAAAAGCCTGTTTGCTTACCGGAAGATTCAGCGCACGGGCGTAAAAATGGACATTAAGGCAAAACTAAATAACCAGAATTGAGCCAAGCATCTGAAATAGTGGAAGGTTACGCTAACCTAGTTTTAGGCAAAAATGACTATCTTTACAATCAAAGAATAGCAATCTGCAACAAATGCCCGATGATGAATAAAAACGGAACATGCGGTAAATGTGGGTGCCTCCTTCAAGCAAAATTAAGAACTGAAACCGGTAAATGCCCGGTAGGGAAATGGTGATGGATGAAAGAATTGGTAATCAGTTCTGGAAATTACGATCTAAACACGGAAGGGATGTTATTTTTGACACCCCTCAAAAACTATGGGATGCCGCGTGCGAATATTTTGAGGTTACCGATAGACGCAAATGGACTAAAAAGGATTGGGTAGGTAAGGATGCCATGCCGGTAACTCGGGAAACAGATACCCCATATACATTAAGAGGCATGTGTATATTCCTAGACGTAAATAGTGGGTATTGGAGCGAATTTAAGCAATCGGATAAGGCAAAAGCAAAAGATTTTTCCGAAATCATCACGCGTATAGAGGACGTTATCTACAATCAAAAGTTTGAAGGTGCTTCGGTTGGGGCATTTAACGCCTCAATCATCGCCCGCGATCTAGGACTAAAAGAACAAACCGACATTACTACTCAGGGCGATAAGGTCGCGCCTGTAATTTCAGTAATGGTTGACGGTCAGATTATAGACGGTGAAATGAAATGAGGTTATATCGGGGGATAGGTCACGTAAAATCGTGATGCGGTTATGTGGAACGCGTAAAGCATAGTTGCATAAGTTCTAAGAACGATCCCCGATATAGCAAAAGAAAATTTTGATGCGCACCGAGAAAACAACTTTAAGACAGAATAATATACTGAAATCAGTAGCTGAAATTGCCGCTAAAGATATTTCACAATATTTGAAAGAAAATAACATTCTAACACATAGGGTTGTAGATGGCAAAATAATGGAGGTTTATGTGGTTTCTCCCGATATGCTAATGAATAGCAGAAATAGGTGGTTAAACAGGCAATTAGGATTGGCTTCATTAAATTATTTAGGCAATCAGAATAGTAAAAGAAAATGAAAGTAATCGAATTGATTGAAAAATTAAAGACACTCCCACCGGACTGGAATATATCGGTATGTTACCAGCGCGACATTATGCCTTTTGCTGAAAATGGAGATAATTCAGAGATAATTGATGTTGAGGTAGAGGATGAGCGTCTTTCAGTGATTAAAATTCAAGATAACCTGATACTACTACCTGATAATCTTAGAATAGTAAAATGATCTGGAAGCCTAACGGGCTATTCTTCAAGATGGCTAAACTTGTGGCCGCAAGAAAGCCTGAAACAAAGTTGATAATCGGCAATGAAGGATCAAGTCGTAGCGCGAAAACTTGGGACTTCATTCACTTACTTGTGTGGATATGTGACCACAACCGAGGCAGGCGGCTCGAAATATTCCTTTTTCGGGACACACTAGTAAACTGCAAAGAGTTTCTTTTTAAAGATTTCAAAGAGTGCCTTACATCGATAGGCGTCTACAATCAGGCCAATTACCGCGACAATGCAGGAAAGCCTATCTACTTATTATTTGGGCAGGAGATCAGATTCAGGGGCTTGGACGATAACACCACCGAGGTTAAGGAGGCTACAGGATCGGATATAATTTTCTTTAATGAGATACTTTCTGGCTGCGAAAAGGAAAGGGTGATGAACTGGATCATGCGGTGCAGGAAGCTGGTCGTAGCAGATTGGAACCCGAAGTATACCGATCATTGGTTCTTTGCCTTCGAGAAGCGTAACGATACGGTATTCACACACTCTACCTACAAAGACAATAGGCACTTGCAGGACTCGGTTATCAAAGAGCTTGAAAGCTATGACCCGGGCAATCCAGAAAACGTACGCAATGGCACGGCTGATAAATACCGCTGGCAAGTGTACGGCCTTGGATTGAGAGCCAACCGAGAAGGGCTGGTATTCCCAGAAGTAACCTACGTTGACGATTTTCCGGAAGATATAGAGCAATTTGGCCACGGCCTAGACTTCGGATCGGCTCACCCTACCGTAATCGTAAAGGGCGGCATTAGGCGAAAACTTCCAAAGCCAGACTTATTTCTTAAAAAGCTATACTATTCACCATGCGACACTTCCACACAAGTAATTGATGCGGTGCGGTCGCTGGGCATTACTGGCCACATTTGGTGCGATACCAACATGGATAATACGAATACCGGTATAGGATGGGTTAGCGACATGCGGAGGTCGGGAATCAACGCCTTGCTTACAAAGAAGTTTCCCGGCTCCCGTGCCTATTGGATTTCGATGTTAAAGAAATACAACATTCACATAGTCCGTGATCCTGATTTCAAGCGCGAACAGGAAAACTTTTGTTACCGGGTAGTTGATGGAGTGCAACTATCCGAGACGATTGACAAGTATGACGATTGCTGGAGCGCGTCCGGTTACTTAACTGTTGGAGATTTCAGGATTTAAATGTATGTTTACCATGTAGTTTATTTTCATATCGTTTTAGGGGGAAAGGGGTTAAGCCAGACAGGTTTATACCCCTTTTTTATTTCAAAATATTGTGTAATTTTGCACTGCATCCCGCAATAAAGGGAATCTAAGGTAATGACAAATCACTTAGAAAGAGGCTGACTGCTGCGCGATTGTCGGCCTTTTGACTTTATAGCCTAAAATTATTCTTTATCCCTAATTGGGAATATCAAAGCCTTTTTCTATTTTTGGGAAAACATTTCCAAATTGGTACTAAAGGACTGGCTTCCGCCCGTTATTTATGATAACCTGTTCACCGTAAAAAAGAACGGTGCCGGATATTTCTACGTCATTAATGGCAATTCAGGAACATTCGATCGGGTTGATTGCCTTAAATCCTACCAAGAGATACCAGAAGTAAACGCCATCATAAACATGAAGGCGCGTGCGTTTACCAATATGCGGCTGCGCGAAGTTGATAAAGACGGCAAAGATAAGCCAACCCCAAAAGGTCAGGCGTTAATTGCACTTCTTACTAATCCTAATTGGTTCCAGCAATTCAAAGAGTTCGCTATTCAATCCAAGGTTTGTCGTGAGGTATTCGGTAACGAGTACATCTTTAAAACCGTTCCGATGGGATTCAACCCAGACATCGAGCGCGTGAAGGCATTATATTCGATTCCTGACACGATCGTAAATGTTAAGTACGATAATAGCATACCGTTCTATTTGCATGATACACGTCCCAAAGTAACGTATGAGGTAAAGCAAGACGGAGGCAAGTATCTGCCTTATGATTCATCGGTAGTAATCCACTTCAACGATAACCGGATAAACATCGAACACGCTACCGATAAGAACCTGTTAAAAGGTGAAAGTAAATTGACGTCTCTTTCTTCGGTTATCAACAACATGCGCATAGCCTACGAAAGCCGAGGCGTAATCCTGAAACATCGCGGAGCTAATGGCGCATGGGTTAACGATGGAAAAGATATTGTCGGACAGGTACCAATAAACGAAAAAGAGCGCGACCGGGTACAGGATGAGTTTAAGAACTATGGAACGCGAAAAGGTCAGTATCAAAGCATCATTACCGACCTCCCTATTAAATGGCAGCAGTCTGGCACTAACAACCCTATGAATTTAGGGCTGTTTCAAGAAATTGAACAGGGGTTTAATAAATGCTTGGACGAATTCGGGGTTCCGGCTGAATTGTTTGTGCGCGCTCAGGGTAGCACATACGAAAACCAACACCAAGCCGAAAAAGGACTATACGTCCGCACAATCATGCCTGAGGCTAATGAGTGGATGGGCGGTATATCTTCCGAGTTTCTGGAAGGTAACAATACTTCGATAGTTGCCGAATACCTACATCTTCCAATATTTCAGGAAGACTTAAAAGCGCGCGGTGAATCACTCACTACAATGGTAAACGCATTGTCTAAAGCCTTGCAAGACGGGGCTATTACATTAGTTCAGTATCAAGAAGAGTTATCAAAATTTGGAATAAAAATTTAACGATATGGGAAAGCAAAAGAAAAACAAGCCGACACCAAAACCGGAAGAACAAGAAAAGCAATCTCCTACGGAAGAAACGCAGGATTTGATTGTAGATGTTTCGCAGATTCCTGATGAAGAGGTTTTTAAAGAAGAGGAAACTTTACAGCCTCCAATAGAAAAGGAGGAAGAGGAATCTAAGCAAGAAGAGATGCAGCCTGAAAAGGTTGAGAAACCAAAATCTGACCGGGTATCATTTTCCGATATGCTTCGTAATCGCAGAAAATCATTTAAAAGAAATTAATCATGGCAGACATTAGAAAAGGAGGATCAGCAACATTAG